AAGGACACGTTTTTTCTTCTTTTTTTCATCTCTTGCACCTCTAAGTTTACCTTCTACTTGTTTTCTTATTTGTGATCTTCCTATTGGCATATTTATTCCTTTATTAATATTATATCATATTTAAAAATAATTCAAATTTATTACCACCCTATAGGGTTTGTCAGTGCAATTTGTTCCATAATGTTTTGTCTGAGAATTAAATATAACCATTTTATTTTCTTCGCTTTTAATTTTTGTGCCCTCTATACAAGTATACCCATTGTTTGAATTCAGATAAAAAATAGCAGTTTTACAACTGAAATCAAAATCTACGTGAGGAGGAAGATTTTCATACATATTTTCTGTAGGTAAATTCATGTTAGCTTTTATTCTAATTAAAGATTTAGGATTCAAAATATCTAAAATTGGTTGTACTAGATGGAAATAATCAGAGTTGACCTTATAATTATTAAAAAAAATATGGCAAAATTGTCTATTATAAATACTTAAATCCTCTTTATTTTTTTTATTAAAATACCATGGAAAATTATATGAAATCATTTGTTCTTCCAGAAAACAAAAAACTTCTTTTTTTAAAAAATTTTTGTAAATTTTCACTAAACTAAATCGACTGCCTTACCTATTACAGGTTTGTATTTAGTTTTACCTTCAGATTTATAAGCATGCAAGAATTGTTTTCTTGGTTGATCAGGTGTGTAGCTACAATGTATCCACCCACTATTCGGCTCACCAGGAGTATAGAACTCTAATATCAATTGATCATATTCTAGGTTCTTGTTAATCCAGTCAGCTAGCTCAGCATTATCTGTGCCCATCACTTCAAAATCTGCAGCCTCTGCTTTTGCGTGCTGGCTGTTTACTGAGCTACCTATTTTTAGACACAGCTGCTCACTACGAAATCCGCTAGTCACTTTTACTCTGCCAAAATGATCACGAACAGGTTGTAAAATATTTTCACAAAGTGCTTTTAATTTTTCAATCTGTCCTGAGTTAGGGTTGTTATTGATATCCAATCTAATTGCAGTGTCTGATTTAATTAATTCTTGTAAGCTAAAATTACGTGTTAATTCCATAATTACTCCAATATTAGTTTTTTAATTGACTTTGATCCGTCTATGTTCAACTCAAGCTCAGCCATCGACTTTATGCACTGATACTTTACTTTGCTATCTGGTTTTAACTGACGTTTTGCTACACGTGACCCCTTGAGACATTCAGACATTGAAGTCTGGATACGTGCCTCCTTGATCTCTCCGTTGATTATCATAAGTAAAGCTATCACCATCTCTGTCATTCATGGCTCCCGTTTGCTCTAACTTTATCTTTCAGCTCTTCGATATCAGACAATGCTTGGTCTAGTTGCTCTCTTAAAAATTCGATATTGACTTTATTGGTCATGTTCATCTCTTGAGTCTCTTCCATTTTCTCTACAGACTTGTAAAGATCTTCGATAAGAAAATGTTGCTCCTGATCGATGGGGACTTGTTCACTTCGTTTTAATAAGTCATTTTCAAATAATTCTCTTGATGTCTCTAACGATACTAACCTAGCAGTAAGCTCCGTATAAGCGAACACGCCCATTGCTACGAGCACGATCAGGCTAGCTACCGTTTTCATCGGCATCTGCACGCGTGCTTCTTCTCCGATGTTGAGGGGTTTATTGGACACCTGGACCTCCACAGAAAGCTAAGACTACTAACATTATGATTAATGCACCTGTAAAATAATAGTTCATTTTTATCTCACTCATACGTTGGATAAGATTATCAACTATTAAGCCCGCTTTGTCTAGAGCCTCAAAAAACTTATAAATCCATTTATCAATCATTCGTATGTTTTATCCTCTTCTCTTTCTTTTTCAAAACCATCTTGTAACATTTCACTTAGGGTTTGTTCTTTTTTCTCCATTTCATAGAACATTTTATCGCTGTCTTCTGTAACGAGTCCACTATCTTCAGCATCCCAATATGTAGTTTGGACTTTGTAATCTGGCCAGCTGTTATCAGTAGTATAACTATTAATGTGCCAGAGAATACGATTATTAGGCTGAGCTGCAAAATTACCGTTAGTAAGAGCCAATATATGCGCACACTTATGTTCTTGAGGAATTTCAGAATGTTCAACGTCCAAGATGTTAGTTTCTGGATGGCCCCAGTCAACTGTAAATAAATAGTTTCCATGGTAAAACTTTTTATTTATTCCAAGAAATTTTCCGTTTATACCAGCCAGCCAATCAAACCTATGAACACTAGGCCAGTAACTGAAACAGTTCCACAGTTCCAACTCGTGCGTCTGCATATCCGGCACATTGGCTCTATCATACGATTTTTGGAAAAACGCTGAGATAGGCAAACGCCAAAAGCACGCGCCATTGGGTAACATGATGTTAAACAAGATCGCACGACCTGATATGGACGTGAGGCCAAAGATAACACATTCTTCGCTTTCTCCGTGATGTTCTTTAAGATCATATAGATACTCCTTCCTTACCTTACAATAAATTGGTGGTATGTTAGCGTTCAAATAAGACATCTAGCATTTCCATCTTCGCCTAGCCTGTCTTAATCTTGAATTCGGATCTGCTGCAGCTTTAGGGAATTTTTTCATTTGTCCTGCACTTCTAGCACAAAACGACTTCCTACGCTTTGCGGCTTTTGATCCTGGTTTTACTTTTCCCGTAACTGCTGTTTTTAATTTTGATCCTGGATTTGCTCTTCTATAAGCAGCAACACCAGCTCTTGTCATTCCAGCCCCTTTTTCAGTTGGCCTGAAATTTTTTTTGTTTCTTGCGGGCATATTATCACCACCCCTTTTATAACCTAAAACTTTTAGCCCGCTTTTATTCATCTTACGTAAATGTAATAGTTACACCTGGAGTTGTAGTTAAATCTAAATAAACTCCTTCTTCAAATAAAATTCCTGAACCTGGAACGTATATATCTAAACCTTCATCTCCAAATTTAAATGTTGCAACCACTGTTCCTGAAGCTCCTCCGCTTTTCAAAACAACTGAAGAATTCGCAGCACCTTCTGCTTGAATATAGGTAACTCTAGCTCTTCTTGTTGTAGGAACCATTTGACCATCTGCTGTAGCGTGGGCTACCGATTGATCTGATGAAAAACTTCCTCCACCTGACATAATTTTCTCCTATAGTTTGTGGCTCCCGAAGGAGCCACTAATTATTATATTTTACCAATTAATTCAGAACCGTTTCTGTTTTGAGTACAAGTAATATAATCTAACTTAGTTACTCTTTGACCAGAAGCAGAAGCTGATACTGAAGCTGCAAACATTTGCATATCGTCAGTATTGATATTTGATGTAACAGTAGCTGCTAGCTCTCTGTTTACAAAAAATTCAACTTTTCCAGCTCTATCAACTCTGAAACCAACTGTGTCATAAGAACTATCAGTAATAGTATATGCAGTATGTTGAACTTGATTTGTTCCAGAAGCGTTTTTAGTTACGAATCTGTAAAATTGTTCACCATTGTTAGACTCAATAGAGATTCTATTTGCAGATCTCCATCCAGAAGTTCCTGTAAAAGTTTCTACTAATCCAGTTCCGTAGTCAGTAGCGTTAGCATCATTATTTTGTATTCTTGCTTCATACCAAATAATTGTTCCAGGGTTAGTGATTGCACCAGTGCTATCTTGAGTTTCTGCTACAGCTTGAAAAGTGTTAGCAGTTTTTACTAAAGCTAAACCATTATTGTCTGTAGTATTAGCCGAAGTCAAAGTTACTGCTCCGCCTACTTCGTTAGATATTCCCGCTGATGCTCCACCATCTGCAATAGACGTTGACCATTCTGATGAAGGTAGCGTGTTATAAATAAAATCATCTTTATAACATATGTAGTTAGGGTTGTTATCTACCGGTAAATCTCTAAACCATTTTTTATTGTTATTCAAACCAGCAAACATTACTGCGTTTGTAAAGTGTGTTCCTGCCATAATTTTCTCCTTTGTATAGCGTTGATTATGTAGTCTCTATACCGTCTGCCTAGTCAGTCTACATAATAATTTATTTCTAGGTATTTTGATTATACAATAAATAAAAAAGAAGGTAAATATAACAGAATGATTAATAAGGTTTAGATTCTTTCATATTAAATGCAATTCCATATTTTGATGTATTATGCATATTTTTTTTACATCCATGGTCTAAAAGACCACTAAATAGACAAAATACCCCTTCATCAGGTTTTACCTCTTGTTTAATTTGTGGAAAAATAAGTTCTTGATTTGAACTATTTAAATATAAGACACCTGACCAAGGATTTTCCATATGATTATGAAAGCTAGTATTTTCAAACTTTTGTAATTTAAGACCCCAAGAATCTTTCAATCTATATTTCATTAAATCTAAATTATCATCTACATAGTTTATAAATTTAGATAAAACATTAAGAAAATTTTCATCGTTATTGAAAAAATCCCATCTTGTCATAGAACCTTTTACATTGGTTATATGACTCATATTGTCTTTTTCTTCTATACCCACATTTATTTTATCTATAAAATATTTGGAATCTATTTTTACTTTTCCAACGATAAAAAAATATTCTAATTCAATTTTTTTATTAAAAAATTTTTGAACTTCCATGTTGCGTTATCTAGCACAAAAAAAAGGGCAGTGCAAATTAATGCACCGCCCTTAATATAATCTTTTAAAGACTATTAACTAGTTGGTAGATTTCCGTTACCAAAAATACATCTTGGATCAGAGAATCCAAAAGAGTATCTTTCTCTAGCTTTAAATCTCATGTTACCTGTATCGAAGTCACCTTCCATAGCAGTTTTGATCGGTGATCTAACAAACATTTTTAGTCCATTAGGCACATCAGTTAACAAGAAGTATGAATCTGTGTCAGTTAAAAAGTTATTAACTCTGTAACCTTCAGGTACCATACCCATGTTATTGATCGCATTAATGTCATTGTCTGCAGTTGCCGTTCTCATTGGAGATTTCATGATTCTTTCCGCTGTGAACTGAAGTTCTTTTGGAATAATCATTTTTCTTCCTGTTGAAGCTATTTTCAAGCCTCTTTCATCGACAAACCCAGCAATGTCAATTAATGACTGCTCAAGTGAAGTTTCGTTAAGGTCTGCAGCTGTTGCAAGAACATTTGAGAAAGTCCCACCAGTTGCAAGTGGGTGTGAAGCATTTATTAATGATACTCCGTCACCACCTGTTACAGTTGTAACTTGCGCGTTGTTCAATACGTTTGCAGCCTTAGTTTGCTTCGTATTTGCCATAGATCTTGCAAGAGCTCTTGTGTATCTTCCAGCAAGTCTATCGTATAGGTTATCTTCGATTGCTTCTTCAGTGATAGCAAATGCTAAAGCAATTGTTTCGTGGTTGTATCTAGCTGTGAAAGTTTCACCTGCTTGATCAAACACTACTCCAGCACCTTCTTGTTTAGTTGGTGCAGAAGCAAAACCGCTTAACATTACTTCTTCTTCAAAAGCTCTGTCAGATGTTTCAGTCGCAAAAATTTCAGCATGCTGATTTTCATAACGACTATATTCCAGGCCGAATAAAGCATTCAAACCTGGCTCTAGTTCTTTAACTAGTTGTGATCGTGATATCGCCATAGTTATTCTCCTTTATTACGCTATACCTGTACCACTTCTAAAGAAGTGATTGTTGATTCTAACAAGAATATTCGCGTTAGCAGAAGATGTGTCAGAGTTATCTGGGTCTTGGCAAATATCAATTGCTTGAATAGCAAAAGTAGTTGCTGTACCAGAAACACTTACATCTAGTTGCTGTTTCGATAATCCTGTTTGTGTAACACCAGTAGTGTTTGTAACAGAGTAGTTCTTGTACAAATCTGCTCTAGTGAAAGCCTCATCAGCATCTACCAAGAATACTGCATCTGGATCATCAATGACAAATGCAGTGATGTCAGAAGCAGCAATACCACCTGGGTAGTAATTGCTATAAGTTGGCTTTTGAGTAGTTGGATCTGTATAGAAACATCCGTTAAAAACCCCAATAACAGCATCCGAAGTATTAGGACCGTGTCTTTGAATATTTCCAGTTCCTAATGGTTCAACCATTTCTCCTTGGAAAATCGCGTCTGCGTATCCTGATGCAATCGTATATCTGTTTTGAGCTCCAGCTAAAGGTGTACCGTCTAGTTTTCTGTATGGTCTTAGACCAAACTTTT